TTCTGTTCAATATATAATCCTGCCGCTTTACCTCTTGCAACCTCAGCGTTAATTGCAGCACTATGAGCTCCCTTTTTAGTTGCATTGTCTCTTAATTTTCCAAGCTCTGATATATGTCTTTCAAAAGTAATAGCATATTTTTTTTGGTGTTCTTCTCTAATCTCTCCAATATACTTTACAACAAGAGGATATTTTTTTGGAGATTGTAATTCACTAGCTGTTATTCTAGCTCTGTCAGGTTCATATCCTGCTTCTGTTGCACATTCTGTACCCGTCATTCTACCCTCATTAGACACAATGAGTTGTGCAAACTTCATTTGTTTCTCTGTTAATCTTTTAGGAACTCCCATATATTGACTTTTACCATTAGTTACCTTAAAAAGTCAATATATGATAAGCGGAAAGGTATTAGCCCAAGTCTTAGATAAAATCTGTGCATCACCTGTGGGTCAAAATGCAAGGATTCAAGTCCGTTTGCCTCGTGGAGAGTTTCACTCGCCTGACGGTTTTTTTGATGTTAAAGAAATTAATGTCATGGAAAATAATATTTTAGGTCAAAGAGAGACACATAGAATCGTGTTTGAGTTGGACACAGGAATAGTTCGAATGGGTAAACCTATTAAGAAACTGTAATCTCGCCTGAGCCTGTGACTTTCGCCTGAGCCTGTGACTTTCGCTTGTGGGTGTTCGCTTGTGCCTGAAGTATTCACTTCACATACACCTATCCTTAGATTTTGTTTCATTGGTTATTTTGCTTTCTTCTTTTGACTTACTTAACTTCTTTTTTTAACTCCCATTGGCAATCACTATTATAAATTGCATTAGGATATTTTTCTCTAACTTGTATCTCTTCACACTCAAAGCAAACATAATTATTATCAGTAATATTATCACAGCCCTGAGTACAATCTTTATTTGGCTTAACGTGTTTTAATAAGTTCATCTAGTGTCCTCTCTATTTGTTTGGTTAAACTATTCCTAATTCTTTTAAAATATTAGCCTTATCTTTTGTTATCTCTTGCACACTATGGACTTCTATTGAATTCTCCATTGTATTATCCCAATAAGTTTCATTATCTAGAATACGTTTCTTACTTAAACACCAAAAAGATTTGCAATACCCATAGTCAGATAGCTTTTCGTCAAACAAAGCTACATCACTATGTTCATAGTCTCCTATCCTCATGTCAAATGTCACTAGTATATTTTTACTCATCATGAACCTCACAATCTAAATCAGTACAATCAAAGTCAGCTCTTGCTTGTTCCTCTGCCTCGTACTCATCACTAGCTAAGACCGATATTGTTTTACTAACTGTCACACTATATTTTTTTAGCTTATCTTTTTTACTCATCATTTACCTCTTCCTCTTCATCATCTTCATGCCAAAAAACAATATTATTTTCTATATCGTTATCTGCTTTTTTTAACTCTTCTTTTGTATAGGTATCTAAATACCCCCAATTAGTATGTCCGTAATTCTCTAAACAATATTCGTCTGTTTTTTCCGATAGGTCTTGTGCCATTATTTATCCTCTCTATTTGTTTGCTTGTGCTTGTTGATTATTATACTCATGCTCGTACCCTACATAATCTTCTACAATCTTGCCCGTGTCCACATCTTCTCTATACACTTCCATATATTTACATTTTAGACACTCGAAAATATGTCCCTCTTCACTATCATTAAAATGTTCTTGAAAGCCCTTGCCGTCTTTACATTCAGTACATTCCCAATCTTCAACTATACTACTCATTATTTACCCCCATTTGTTTTTTGTTTAGTTGTTTGTTTTTATAATATAATCATCACTACACTCAGCACCTAACTGAGTACAAAGTTCGTCTAAATTGTTAAACTTTATTTCTGTAATCGTGTCTTCTTCAATACTAAAACCATTTTCAATATCTTCTTTTTGTTCTTGATCAAAACCTTTTCTATCCGTTGAATAAAAAATAGCTTTGTCATTACTGTCACCAATTCTTATATATTTATATATTTTTTTCATTATTTACCCCCATTTGTTTTTACATATTCGTAACCATTCCAAGTTCCTAGACCTTGATTAACATCTCCATATTTTTCTATTTCATCTTCATCGTGAACCTCACATTCTAAATCACTTGTATCTATAATAAAATCACATTTAGCTTGTTCCTCTGCTTCATACTCATCACTAGCTAAGACCGATATTGTTTTACTAACTGTCACACTATATTTTTTTAGCTTATCTTTTTTACTCATCATTTACCTCTCTATTTGTTTGCTTGTTGCTTTCCTTTTCTTCTTCTTCTTTAGGGTAACACTCTAACAATTTACTTCTGTCATTAGTTGGAAGTATTGTTGCCAACATATCAAGAAACTCATCATTTGTTTGCTTTTTCATCTTGTGTCCTCTCTATTTGTTCGCTTGTCGCTTGGGTCTTCCTACTCTAACCTCGTACCACGTTGTTGGATAGCCGTTATCCTTACACCACTTACTGTGTACTTGGTTAATAGCTGATTGCCATTTAGTTATCTTTCTATGTTCGCTTGTGGGTGTAAGTATCATATCTTTGAGTTCTTTTTCGAATAATTCTTTCTCGCTGTGGTTCTTAAATGGTTGTATTGTCATATTATCCTCTCTCTCTATTTGTTAGGCCTAATTGCCGTCCGAAGTCTGGTTCTTAGAGACTTTGCGTTCTCATAGTTTTATCTTGGTTTCTGCATATAATTTTTCAGCAGACCAGCCAGCAACTTGACCCGAGAACCATAAAATCGAGCTTGACGATACAATGCCCACCTCATTTATGGTTCACGGCTCAAGTTTAGTCAGGCTTAGGGACATTCCCTTGTTATTTAACGATTGAAGTTTAAGTCAATCACCTGACATACTACTTGACCCGAGAACCAACAGCCAGAGCATACGCATAGCAAATAGTATGAGATACCTCGAGGTCACACATTCTACTGTTGGTTCACGATTCAAGTTCATTTATTAGGTCTCATGTTTCGCCACTCTACTATCGCTTGTGGGTCTCTATGTTTTGCTTGTTCTTCTTCTAATTGTTCTAAAAACTCGCTGTAAGTATCAGCGTTGCTACCCTGAACCTGATAGTATTCATCAATCAGTAATTCGTGGTGTGTGCCACTTAGTTTTTGATTTTCTATGCCTTGTAGTCGGTCTTTTTGCCATTGTTTCATATATTCCTTTTTTAGCTTTTATTTAGAATAACTAAGACCGAAACCTTTTAAATTCCAAGCGTCAGTTTTTTTAATCCAAGTATAAGTTACATCATCATACTCTTTAAGCATTTTATCAAAATCCATATCTTTATATTTATCTAAAGACATTACATAATCTTGACAATCACTACTTAAATCACTCCATAACTCTTTAAATACTTCTGACACATCAACCCATCTATTTTCAGTTGTAGGTGTGCCATTCCATATATTCAAACCATAACATTTTACATATTGTTTATTCATCATTGTTTCCTTTTTTATTACTTTCATTTGATTTGTTTTTATAGCACAGTTTGGGATACTCCTACAAGTAAATAATGAAGTAATATTGATTTTATATAATACAACTGATACGCTAAAAAATGGTTAAGCATGAGAGTAAATTCTGGCTAGAATTAAAAAATAAAACACCTAATATTTCATGGACAAGAATAGAGAATACGTCTGCTTTGGGTACGCCTGACCTACTCGGATATAATAAAAACCAACACTTTTTTACAGTTGAGTTAAAAGTAATTAAAGGTAATTCAAAGCCTAGATTTTCCCCACACCAAATCAGCTTTCATGTGAAACACACTAAGAACGCTTTTATTTTTATCAAGCAAAAAACCGAAGTCGCTAGTTGCTACAAACTTTATGCTAGCACCTCGATACTCACGCTTGTGTCTTGTGGTGTGAAAAATTTAACACCAATCGCTTGTGATTTAGACGCTTGTGCCTTGTTTCTTGAAAATATTTAATCGCTTGTGCCTTGTCATATAAATATAAATATATATATTTATACAACTTCTAGTTGTGCAACCTTTAGTTGCTCGTTGCTTTTTTCTTGCTCGTAGTGTCGAGGTGCTAAGCTACTTTTTTTATTTCTATTTCTTTATTTTTTAAAATAGCCGTCTTGAATAAAACATCATCAATATAAAAATGATATGTCCTAGTGCCGTCATCATGCTTTTTGTGTGTCACTCTCGTTTTAACGAAACTATGCGAATTGCTCGCACTCGTTCCGATTAAAATCTCATTTTGTCCGTCATTTTTAACGCCGTAAGACTTGCCACCTTTATAGATACAAGCCTCAATTTTATTCCATATAGGATATGATTGCATTGTTTTTATCTCCATTATTTTAATTGACTATCCTAGATTAATTTCAAAAGAATGTGTCAATATTAAGGCAATAACTCCTATAAAATCATTTGACGCTAGTTTATATATATGCATAAATCTAACTATGAAAGTAAAAATAAACAAAGGGGAAAATATGAAAACTGCACTTGAAATAGGCAAAGTACGAGACTTATATAAAATTGTTGACGATTTAGTAGAGCTTAGAAATAATGCTCATACTGAATTTTTTAATGATGATAAGTTTAATTTTATCTTATCGGAATTACAGTTTTATCATAGCGAGGTTGATTACGGCAAGTTATATACAGAAAATAAACTAGTCAAATAATATGATTATAAACTATAAAGAAGTTAAGAAGTTAAAATCATTTTATGGCATCTCGCTTAAAGGCAATGAAACCTTTAGCGAGTTGCTACAAATAGAGCAAGATTTTAACGAGAGAATAAAACAAGATAATAAAAACATACAATCAATAGATAACCAAACAAGGGGCAACTAATGAGAAAAGTTCAATACGGATTAATTACAATCATAAACAATTGTTTAATAATGTTAGCAATCGCAGACCCTAAACTATTACAGCCTATGTTATACTGTGTATTAGCGTTAGGCGTTGTAGGTTGTATATACCTAGCATCTGACGAGGATAAAAAAAGTAATCACTTGCAAAAATTCTACGACAGATAACCTAGTCACTAGCTACGATCTACCCCAACCCGTCACGCCTAACAGCGTGACGGGTTTTTTTGTGCGTGGCGTTAGCCACTCGTTGAGTGGTACTTGATAGGGGTCTCATGCCGTGTCGGAATTCCAAACGGGGTCGACTTGTTAATTCTTTATTGTGCATATGTATTGTAGATATTAGTATATATAGTCGGATCTATACGTTTAAAGCTCCCAAAATCATTATTGATTTATAAAACAATAAGTAGTACAACAATAATCGTTAAAAACAGAAGTGTAAAAAAATTCTGCAAAAAATTTTTCAAAATGCAAATCGATTTAGAAAAAATAAAAAAACTACCTGCTGACATACGTAAAGACTTCATGAAGATGTATTTACAGTTGGAAGAAAAAAAGAAAGAAGACGGAATAAAAAACGACTTCTTAAGCTTTGTTAAGTACATATGGCCTGATTTCATTGAAGGTCACCATCATAAAATTATTGCAAAAAAATTTAACGATCTTGCTAATGGTAAGATTAAAAGACTTATTGTAAACATGCCACCAAGACACACTAAGTCTGAGTTCGCATCATCCCTATTACCTGCATGGATGATAGGTCGTACTCCCAAGCTAAAGATAATTCAAACAACCCACACCGGAGAACTTGCTGTAAGGTTTGGTCGTAAGGCTAAGAACCTGATTGATAGTGAAGAATACCAGAAGGTATTTCAAACTAGATTACAAGAAGATAGTAAAGCTGCTGGACGTTGGGAAACTGCACAAGGTGGAGAATACTTTGCTGCTGGTGTTGGTGGAGCGATTACAGGTCGGGGTGCAGATTTATTAATTATAGATGATCCACACTCGGAGCAAGATGCTATGAACATGCAAGCTCTTGAGCGAGCATATGAATGGTATACATCAGGTCCTCGACAACGTTTACAGCCAGGTGGTAAAATTGTTTGTGTAATGACCAGATGGAATACAAAAGATTTAACAGGTATGTTATTAAAATCACAAAAAGAAATCAAAGCTGATAAATGGGAAGTAGTAGAGTTCCCAGCAATTTTGCCAAGTAAGAAACCTGTTTGGCCAGGCTACTGGAAACTAGATGAACTTGAAGCTGTTAAAGCATCACTGTCAGTTGGTAAGTGGAATGCACAGTGGATGCAGAATCCTTCTTCTGAAGAAGGTGCAATTATAAAAAGAGAGTGGTGGAAAAATTGGGACAAGGATAGTTTACCTTCTTTAAAACATGTTATCCAATCTTACGATACTGCTTTCATGAAAAAAGAAACTGCCGATTACTCTGCCATTACAACGTGGGGCGTGTTTCAAGAAACTGAAGACTCAGCACCTAATTTAATTTTACTCGATGCTATGAAAGAGAGACTAGAATTTCCTGAGTTGAGACGAGTAGCGAAAGAACAGTATGACTACTGGCAACCAGAAACTGTGTTAGTTGAGGCTAAGGCATCAGGACTACCACTTACTTATGAGCTTAGAGCTATGGGAATACCTGTAGTCAACTTCACACCATCAAAAGGAAATGATAAGCATACTAGAGTTAATTCTGTTGCACCATTATTTGAAAGTGGTATGATATGGGCTCCAACAGATAAAAAATTTGCACAAGAGGTTATGGAAGAGTGTGCTGCTTTCCCTTATGGAGATCATGACGATTTAGTTGACTCTATGACACAAGCTGTTATGAGATTTAGACAGGGAGGATTAATAACTCACCCTGAAGATTATGAGGAAGAGAAATCACCTCCTAGAAAATATAGTTACTATTGGTAGTATGAAAAAATTAACCAAGACTACACCACCGAAAAGAGGACCTAACCCACAGGGCTTGAATATTCCTATTAAAAAGGTTAAGGTCGCACGATTGGAGAAAAAAACTTTAGGCAGAAATAACAGGAGAAAATAATTATGGCAGGACCATTACTACCAGTAGGAATAGCAGTAGGTAAAATTGCAGCTAAAAAAGCTTTAAAAATTTTAAAAGATAAAGTAAAGACATTTACGGTTAGAGTTAAAAGCAAAGAACCAAATTTTTTTCAATTTGATAAAAAAGTAACTGGCCACGCTTATAAAACAGATATTAAAGTAAAAACAGATTCAGCAAAAAATGCACTAGACACTGCTAAAAAACAATTTAAACAATCAAAAACATTTCAAAATCAAAAAGACAACATACCCTCTAGTTTTGAAACACCAAGTGGAAAACCTATGAAGCCTAGAGTTTCTGCAAAAATTGTTTCTGAAAATTTTAAAGGTGGATTGATTACAGGTAAACCAAAGTTAGCAAAAAAAGGCTGGAAGTAAATAAATGGCAGATATGGACAAGGCTCTTCCAAACGTTGAGCAAACTATAAATATACCTAACGAAGAAGATATTAACATCGAGCTAGAGGAACAACAAAAAGATCCTCAAGAACCTGTTGACGTTC